GCTCTTGGCGCAGTTTTGTAGGAGCCATCGCTTCAGCGCGACGTGTTTCACCTACTTTTGAGATTCCTTCCGCCCATTCTTTGTATTCTTTAGGGCCAAGCATTGTTGAAAGTGTGTAATCAATATTTGACGCTACCATTTTCGGATCAATGTCAATTTGCTCTAGCAAATTTTTATACATTGATGCGTCTGCATTTGAATTTTCTGCTGCTTGAATTTGTCTTTCAATCAATTGCTTTGCATATTGCGTATTTCCAGTTTCAATAGCGGCCCTGACATTAGTGACAGAAGATAATTCGTTTTGCTGCTGAACTTTGCTCAGACGATCATATTGCGGTTTAACCGCTGCTTGATGCTCAGGAAATAGAGTCATTAAACGCTCAAATGCTTCTGGCCTGCCCTGAGAAAAAGCGTTTTCTAACTCGCTGCGATATGCCTGCAAGCGCTGCTCTGCTTGTTGCTTGGCTGCTTGTTGCTCCTGCATCTGGCGGAATGTTGCACCAACTTGCAAGCCTTGAATAAGCGACTCGCCAATGTCAACCTGCGGCATATTGGCTAAATAATTGATAGGCTGTACCATTTTTGTTCCTTAGAATCGCCCGAAAGATGCAGCGCCTGGAGATGATGCTGTTATTCCTGTTCCTCCACCAGCGCCGCCAATTCCTCCAAAACCGCCAGCACCAGCAGCTAGGCCGCCAATGCTCATTAAGTCTTTAAACGACTGCCTAACAATACTGCCACGCGCAAGCTGCCCGCCAGCCAATGCAGCGCCACGCTGCGCCAGCAAGTCGCCAATTGCTCCGGCGCTCTCCATGCCTGCCGTACCTTGCCCGGCTGCTGATTGCTGGCCAAGCGCTGTAAGACCGCCAAGCCGTGAGTATTGTTGAGCAATTTGACTCTCTAGCATCTGTGGGCGAAATTGCGCTAGTGCTGCCTGTATATTGCCACCTCTAAGCCCGCCAGTCGCTGAGGCTTGCTGAAGCAATGTCTCTTCGCCTTGCCTCACCTTGGCTTGAAATAACGGGCTCTGTTCTAGCGCGCCAATTGCCTGCTGCTGTTCTGGTGCACCACGCAATCCAATCAATGACTGCTGCTGCTGTAATGCTGGCTGACCTGCTTCGACATATGGACGCAACAGTTCGGTAAGTATGTCAAACTGCCTACGCTGCTCATCAATTGCCAGATTACTTGCCGCGGCCTGTGTTTGTGCCGCTGATTCTGCGGCTTTGCCCTGTTGCTTCGCGCCAGTAATACCGCCAACTACTGAACCAATTGCATTGCCAATAAAACTCATTTTGCCGCCCTCCAATCCTGCCTAGTCATGCCTAGAATATGAACGCCGATCAGCGCGCCGTTTTTCATACATGCATCGCGCCGCATGCCCTCGTTTTTGAATCCTAATTTCATGCAGTAGTTTTTAGCTGTATTTAAACCGTCAATAATATAGGCGGTAACGCGCTGTATGTGCTGTTGAGCGAATGCCCACATTAGACACATCTTCCCGAATTCCCTAGAGTGTGGCAATGCGCGTTTTGTCAGTAGCGCATGAATATCAATTTCAATAAAGCCAGATTCAATAATCATAAAAGCGCCAACCTGCTCACCATTCAGACGAGCAGATAGATATTTTACGTTCGGGTGGTCAATTGGAGCAGCCGCGCGATGATCATGCCCTACGCGCGTGATATATGGATCGTCAAATAGATCGCTGATCGTGTGCAGGTCTTTTACATGTTCCAGCGACAAAGAAATCACAATTCACTCCTGTGCAATTCTAGGCCGCTGGTTGCCATAAACTCTCAGCTTTTTGTGGATTTTCGCACAAAATATTATGCGAATAAAACTTAATCTTCCGACTCAAATTCTCGTTCTTCCCATGCTTGGCATGAACGTAGATCGTGGCAGATGAAATCAAACTTATTGCAGTATCCACGAAACCCTGCATTAACGTCCCACTGGTTTTGCGGGATGCGCTCCATCTTGGCCTGTGTCATTGTGCTGTTGTCGTAATACTCGCAATTGGAGCAACGACGACGACGCGCCTCTTTCTCGTCAACCTGCATTGCCTTGGCCAACTTCACCCAATACGGTTTATTGGCTCCAGGCTCATTAGATGGATTCTCCGGCCCTAGCATCCAATCATTAATAACGGTCTGAGTGTTTTTCTTGTTCTCTGCCGCAGTGATGAACTCTTCCTCTTCTGGCAATCCGCCAAAGCGAGAGATGAAAATCTTAGGAAATTTTGCGCCTTCCATGTTATCGCCTTTAGGTAATCTCGCGCCCAGAAACGCGCAGGGTAAGTGCAGTTGCTGCGCTTGCAATGGTGCTGATAAATGCGCCGGGATCTAGTTCGTGTCCAACTAATTCAGGGCAAAGATAAGTTTCACCAGGTATGACGGCTCTATCGTCAATGATGAGGTTTGCATTAGTCGCTGATCCGCCAGACTGAATAATGTTAACGCTGAATGTGCGGTTTACCGTGTCAGTGTTGGTGACGGTAGCCTTGTCAATAATTGCTTTCACTGACGTGGCGGTATATTGGCTAGTTTGCGTTGACTCCATTTGCTTTGGCGGAATCAATGTTTTCACGGTAACAGTCATTTATCTGACTCCTTGAATGTTGTTTGACACGGTGAGAATGATAGACGGAATTGATGGATAAAATGCCGACGCCGGGAATGCTTCCGGCCTGACCGATGTATCATTTACTGCGAACATTATCTCGACATAATCGTTAGGCTTAAGATCAAAAAAATAGCCTATGGTAACCAGTTGTTCAGCGTTGTTGCCCTGTATTTGAACCTGGCTGTTGCTATCAGGAACGTCTATGCCATTAATGCGAGGCCAGGCCCAAAATAGACCAGTGCCGCCGGTTGTTTTGTCAATCTGAATGGAAAATAAAAAGTTGTAAATGCCTTCGGTGTCTACAGTTATGCGCGAGGTTGGAGAACCTAAAAAAACACCATTGCTAACATCGGTCGTATTAAACGTTATGGCGTACGGCGTATTTGCTGCAGCTGGAATCTGTGTTGTCGTGTCGTAGAATTGCCCATATCGCGCGCGTTTAAATTCGCGAGGCGGCGGTGCCATCTGCAAGCCCTCAACTACCGTTGTTAGCCTTTCCAAAAGCGCAAGCGCATGATTCGCCTTATTCTCTGCCGATGCAGCACTAACGGCAGATTCCTGCGCCAATGCCGATATCTGATCTAGTGCTTGCGTCGCTTTAATGTCGGACACTGATTCGCTAACGGCAGCATCGTTAGCTAAATTAGCTATCATTCCAAGCGCTTGCACAGCAGAGGATTGCGCAATACCTGCTGCAATACTGACATCATTTACAACGTCTGGTGCGATGGTATCCGCAACTCGAAATAGATTTTCAAATTGCTTGATCTGCTCATGATCTTTTAGGAAAGTTGCGAGTTGATCTCGCGTCAATCCTAATTTGATTCGTGAATTAGTAGCCATTAGTATGCCAACCCTTCAAGCTGTGCCTCAAGCCTAGCAAAAGATAGATGAGCCTGGCTGTTGCCACTAAAGCGCTGGATGCGCCAATTGCGCATGTGCCCTTGCTGAAACCACACCAAGCGCTTTTTTGTGTTGCCGTTAGTTCCGACTTTAATGTATCGCTCTTGGCTCCATGAGAGTCCATCCAGTGAATAGCTTGTGCTGATCTGCGGATCAACACCAATTGCGACACGCCCGGTCAAGCTCACTAGCTCAAGCTCATTAAAGAGTGCGCCTTTCCCATCGTTGTAGACAATCATTGTGCCGAATTCCCATCGCACAATCTGGCCCCAATGTTCTCCGATGGTGTCCACCATGTAACCAACGTTGCTTGATTGCGGATCGCCTACTAGCCATTTGTCATAAGCAAAGACGAAATTTCGTGCTCGATACTGGCTAAAACCAGCCGTCGAGGTGGTAAGCGTACACCACACTTGATCGCCAAGCGCTTCGGATGCTGCTGCGTCGTAGACTAAAGTGCGATCCGGCAAATGTACGTATAAGTGCTGGTGACTCTTATCGTTGCGCGTCTCAAGTTTCACGCTAGAGAGTTGTGTCTCTGTGTAGCTTAGTAGGATTTCATCAATTTCTTGTGTACTGATTTTCTGCGCTTGACCGTTTGCGCCGATGTAAATTGCTGGAGCCTCATTCCTGCCGCTGCCTAAAAACGCCACTGATTCGGTGTAGATGCAGCAGGCAAACGTACCTACAACGCCCTTTTGTATTTGCGCCCCGTCTATGCGCTCAAACGGGAAGAACTCGCCACCAACGTTATCGAACACCTCAATAGTGTTGCGGTTGAGCGCATAAACCTCATTGCGAACTTTGAGCAATGCAACAACCGGGTCCGGGTCAACCTCAGACGAGCCGTATTTCAACGGGTTAACCTGCGTTGGGTCTGATAGCTCAGTCACAACCAAAAACTCGCCATCGGTTGTCATGAAATAGCCATCGACCCAAGCAAAATCTAAAACTATTCCTAGATCTGGGTCTGTAACCTGCGTTAGTGTTGCCCCGTCCCAGTAGTAAAGGCGACCGCCAGATGCGATAGCGAGCCTATCAAAGCTGTAATCAAACGTCACCAGAGAATCAACTGGCCCGCCAACGTCGCCAAGCTCAGTTACAGTGCCATTGCTCGCCACTGTGACAAGTTTCGTTCCCATGACGCGATAGCACGTGCCCTGCCAGTTAACCCCGCCACGATCTATCCCAGGACCGGAACCATTGGCAACCAATCCATCTGCAGGGCGTAAAAACCCGTTACTAATGCCAGATTGCTTAGGTACAGGAATTAGATTGACAGGGTAAGACGTGCGCAGGTCTGGCCCGTTGTCCGTATAGATGCCGTTAAGGATGCTAATCTGGGTCATGATTTCGCCTTGCAATTTTCAAAATGCCATCTACGCATTGCATTTCCGCCAATTTTCCCACAGTGTGGGCATTCAATTTTTGTTTGAATGCGCCCACTAAGTGCGACAGATGCCCTTTTGCGTTCTTCGTTGCTTCGCGTTTGACCAGTTCTACTTTTGTTTCCTGTAACCCACTCACGCTGCGCAGACTTCCATTCATCAGTGTGTTTATATCCGAGAGAACGTTTTTTTCCTCTGTGGGCATCTGACATTTTTTGACGCATTTCTTCCGTGTGAGTAAAACCATTCGCCTTCACAGACGCTGAGATTTTTGCACGCACATCAGCAGAAACAACTTTACCGCGATGTGCCGCGCCGACCTTTTCTCGCCATTCTTTCGTCTTCGCCCATCCGGAAGTTCCATCACCACCATCTGTAAGATTGCATAGCCTGATACCTGTCATGCGAAGTTGAGATATGCGTTCTTGTTCAATCAAGAATGCAAGTTCTTCATCAAGATCGGTTGCAACCATGCGGACATAAAACCCGCCGGCCTTACGCTGAGTCCTCTGCCAAAATTCATTTCTATGATGATGACTTCGGACTGCATAACGCTTTCCAGTGCCTTTTCCAACATAGAAAACAGCCCCCGTGTCTGAGCGAAGATGCTCATAGAC